TCAAATTACAAGAACTTATTGATAAACCATTTTGGGTAAAGAGAGAACCAAAGAAACATAGGTATATCTACATTTTGGGCAAGGATAAAAAAGATAAAAAGGAATTGTTGAAAAGAATAAAACATCCACTATATTCATATCCAAAAACATTAGAGGAATATACCGAAGAAATATTAAAATTAGAACCAATTGAAAGAGTTAAATAAGTTATATTGTGATACGAGCAGAGTATCAATTAGAGAAATCAGTTCAGCAGTTGCAAAAGAGATTATAGTAAAGAAACACTATACGCACGCATGGACGGCTTGTAGATACGCATTGGGGATATTTTATAGAACCGATGAGTCAAATGCAGTTGGTGATAGTCATAAATTGATAGGATGTTTAGTTTATGGTTTCCCAGTAGGTGCAAGAGCATCAACATCGGTTTGTGAAGGTTTAACAAAAGATAACATTTTAGAATTAACAAGATTATATTGCGATGATGGGTATGGTTCAAACATTGAGTCATATGCATTAGGACAATCTTTCAAATGGTTTAGAGAGAATGATAAAGCAATCAAAGTTTTAATATCATACGCAGACAACGGACAAGAACATTTGGGAGGTATTTATCAGGCAACAAACTGGATTTATCAAGGAATGAATACTGACATCGCATTGATGCCAAATTACGGAATATCTTTATCAAATGACCCTTACAAATGGATACATAGTAGAACGGTTTTCTCTATGTGGGGTAGTGGTAATTTAGAAGCATTAAGAGCAGCAATTGGGAAGGATGGTTATAAAGAGTTTTGGAGAAGGGAAGAACCACCAAAACATAGATACATACAAATTATAGGTGAGGACAAAAAGGAAAAGAAAGACCTAAAGAAACGATTAAAACACGAAATTAGACCTTATCCTAAAAATACACAGGAATTTAACAAAGCAATTCAACATCATACAACGATAGAACCCGAAACTGACATTAAGACAAAGTTTTGGTAATATCAAATAATTTAAGTATATTAGACATATGAAATTTTGGGACACAGGAACAGAAATAAAAAAGACAGACGCATTTGATTTTGAAAGAAATAAGAGAGAGTTAATTGAAAACTTGGATTACTTATTTACTATGTCGGTGCAAGAGCAAACCCTTTATAAAAAGTGGTTAGAGTGGAATGAAGATTTGCATGCAAGTATGAAATTACTGCCGGCACTTCATCAACAATACGATAAGATTTGGCAACCGAAAGACTTATTAGACAAAGAGGGAACAATTAAAGAAATCCAAGAAATGCAACCTTATGTTGAATTAGTTGGAGAAGGTGATGAAGCAACCCGTTGGACATATGTTAGAAAGTTGATTTCCTCAATGGAATTTACAGCAAACCCAGGTCGTAATGTTAAGGGTTATGTAAAAGATAGAGTAAGTGGTAAGATATTGGGTGTTATCAGTTTAGGTAGTGATATCACATCGTTGGGAGTTAGAGATGAATTTATTGGTTGGACAAAAGAGGACAAATTCAATGGTGGCAAATTAAACTGTACGGCAATCGGAACATCAATCATTGCGACTCAACCATTAGGATATAATTTCTTAGGTGGTAAGTTGGTATCAGCATTGACAACCTCACCCACATTTAGACAAGAGTGGAAAGATAAATACAAAAATACATTAGTAGCAGTTGGAACAACATCATTATATGGTATTCATTCACAATACAATGGTATTCCACATTTCAAAACATTAGGGGAAAGTAAAGGTAAAATCAGTATCAAACCTGATGACAAATACTACGATGTATGGCATCATTGGTTACAAGAGAATAAAGCTGATTGGTATAAAACTCAAATTGAAGAAGCATCTGCAGATAAGTCCGGCCCAGTTAGTGGTGTTAAACAAAAGATATTAGGACAAATATTCAAAGAGTTAGGAATTAAAAACGATACATACCATCACGGATTTAAGAGAGGTGTATATTTTGCACCAATGTATGAGAATGGTAATGATTATCTATGTTCTAAAATTGATGAGGATAAATTAATAATGAAACCAAAGTTTGTACAAGGTGACGAATATACAATCAAATGGTGGAAAGAAAAAGCAATAAAGAGATATTCTAAATTGCATGAAGAAGGTAGATTGAAACCAGAAAAGTTATTCTATGCAGACGCAATTGGTTTAACTTGGGAGGAAATGAAAGACAAATTTTTAGCAGACGTGGGTAGATAAAATAACATATGTATCAAAACATTTATTACGAGAGACAAAAGAATTTAATGCATCTTTGGGATGACAAAAACGGGTATCAAACAATGCCATACCGAAAGTATGCATATAAGAAAGACCCACATGGAGAACATCTTTCAATGAATGGTGACAAACTAAGTCGTATTTCAAAGTGGGAAAAGGATGAAGCAAATGACTTATTTGAAAGTGATGTTCCAGAAACAACAAGAGTATTAGTAGATATTTACAATAGTGATATACCCTCAACAGGACATAGAGTATTGACTTTTGACATTGAGGTTGAAATGATTACAGGACTTCCAAACACACGAGAAGCACAAAACGAATTAACAGCAATTGCTGCACATGATGGAGCAACAAAACTTTATGATGTATTCGTATTAGATAAAGACAAAACAGTAAAAAATAATGCAAAAACATTTAGCAAAGATGGGAGAGAGGTTAACCTTCACGTTTTCGATAACGAGAAAAATCTCTTACTTGCTTTCCTTAATTATTACGAGGAAATTGACCCAACTATTCTTACGGGATGGAACATAGATTTCTTTGATATTCCATACCTTTACAATCGTATTAAAAATGTATGTGGTGAAGGTCATGCAAAAAGACTTTCTAGAATAGGACAATGTTTCTATTCCCCTTATAGAGAGAAGTGGACATTCGGTGGAGTATCTATTTTGGACTACATCAGTCTATACAAACAATATAACTTTGGATTGGAGTCAGCATACACTCTAAACCACATCGCAACAAAAGAATTGGGTAGAGGTAAGGTTGAGTATGAAGGAAGTTTGGATGACCTATTCGTAAATGATTTAGAAAAATTTATTGAGTATAACATTGTCGATGTGGACTTAGTGGTAGCAATGGATGAGAAGTTGAAGTTTATAGATTTATGTCGAGCTATATGTCACGCTGGTTATGTTCCTTACGAAGATTATATGTTTTCGTCAAAATGGTTAGAAGGTGCATGTTTAGCATACCTTAAAACTAAAAACATGGTTGCAACAAACAAACCTGCAGATAGGAGAGAAAGGATGCAAGCTTTAAGAGATAACGACCAAGAGAAGTTTATTGGAGCATATGTGAAAGAACCTATCGTTGGAAAGTATGATTGGATATATGATTTGGATTTAACATCTCTATACCCATCAATCATTATGACATTAAATATCTCACCTGAAACAAAGGTTGGTAAGATTTCAAATTGGGATGCAGAACAATATATCAAAGGTGAGGAAGTTATATATAAGTTGAAGGGTAAGGATGGTGATGAGTACGAATATAACCGTCAGGAATTAGCAGATGTTATTAAAGATAGTCAATTAGGTGTAGCAGCTAATGGAGTTCTTTATATGCAAGATAAACCAGGTTTGATTGCGGACATTCTAAATACATGGTTTAACAAAAGAGTTGAATATCGTAAATTGGAAAAGAAATATGGTGAGGAAAAAAATACTGAATTATATGAGTTCTATGGTAAGAGACAACACGTTCAGAAAATCCTTTTGAACTCAATGTATGGTGTATTAGGTCTACCCGCATTTCGTTTCTATGATGTGGATAATGCTGAAGCAGTGACACTAACAGGACAAGTCGTAATTAAAAAGACGGCTGAAATGGCAAATAGAAAATATTGGAAAGAATTGGGAACAACCGATGACTACAATGTTTATATTGATACCGACTCAATTTATATGATGGCAGAACCTTTGGTAAAACATAGATACCCAGAATATAAGACATTTGATGAGAAAAGAATGGCAGTTGAGGTAGACAATATTGCAACCGAAACACAAACATTCTTAAATTCATTCTACGACTTATTGGCAGAGAGATTTTTCTTTATTCCAAAAGACAAACATAGATTTGAGATTAAAAAGGAATATATCAGTAAAGCAGGATTTTGGGTAGCAAAGAAACGATACGCACAATGGATGATTTTGAAAAACGGAATACCATGTGACAAATTAGATGTGAAAGGATTGGATGTAGTTAGAAGTTCATTCCCAAAAGCATTTCAAAAGTTTATGTCGACAATGTTGAAAGATATCTTAATGGGTAAAGGACATGATTATATTGATGATACTCTATTGACCTTTAAGAAAAGTTTACCAACACTACCTGTAAATACAATCGCAAAAGGTGGAGCATTAAAGGAATTGAGTAAGTATGATAATGGTAGTTGGAAAACAGGTGACGCAGTAGCAAACTTTGAGAAAGGAACACCTGCACACGTTAAAGCCGGAATAACATACAATAGATTATTAAAATTCTTCAATTGTCCATATAAGCATGAACCAATTAGAGATGGTGATAAAGTAAAGTGGGTATATCTTAAAGACAACCCATTAGGATTAGAAACAGTTGCATTCAAAGATTATAATGACCCAAAGGAAATTATGGATTTTGTGGAAACATATGTAGATAGAAACAAAATATTTGAAGCAGAATTAGAAAACAAATTAGATGACTTTTATAACGCATTAAAGTGGGATAAAGTTACCGCAGATACAAAAACCGCAAAGAAGTTTTTTGCATTTTAATTTGGTATTATAAAAAATTAGTCGTATATTAGTAAAACAAACAATAAAACATGAACAAAAACAATTTATTAAAATTCATTCAAAAGTATTCACTAGGTGGACTTATTGAATCAGTAGCGTGGAACGCTGAAGGAACAAAGTTATCAGTTAGATTTATTTCAGATGATAAAACATTATTAGGTGAGGTAGAGTTTAACGCTTACACATCAACATCAATGAATGTCGGTATTTACACAACATCATTATTGAAAAATATGATTGGTGTATTAGACAACGACTTAACATTAAAAGTTGATAAAGCAGGTGATAAATCAGTATCATTAAAGTTATCGTCTGACGAAACTGAAACATCTTATCAATTGGCAGACTTAGGAGTTATTCCTCCAGTTCCAGATTTGAAAACATTACCTGATTTCGGTATTTCAATTGATATGGCATCTAATATGATTGACAAATTCATTAAAGCAAAAGGTGCATTGAGTGATGTAGATACTTTCACAATCTTTACCGAAGGTGGTGATTTGAAGATGGCAATTGGTTATTCTTCTATCTCTACAAACCGAGTTACATTTACTGCACAAAAAGATTACGCAGAAACAGTAAAACCAATTTCTTTCTCAGCAAAGTATTTGAAAGAAATCTTAACGGCAAACAAAGAAGCAACATCAGCAAAATTAAAAGTTTCAACTGACGGATTATCAAATGTTGAATTTCAAATTGATGATTTTGTATGTAAATATTATTTAGTAGAAATTTCAAATTAATAAAATGAGTGAACAATTAGAATTATTCCCAACAGAAGTTGGTTACGAATTATCTCCACAAGAGGAAGTAAATATTCCAGAAGCACAACCAATTAAAGATGCTGAATGGTGTTTTCAATTTTTCAATAATGAACCAACTGTTTTTGCATGGCAAGAGTTGGGTGCAGAGCCAAATCCATTGGTTTTACAAATTAATCCAGTTGAAGGTGAAGGTTTGAATTTCCAACAAAATGGAATGACATTTAGAATTTTTCCAAGAGAAATATCAAAAGAAACAAAACTACAAAGATTAGAACAAACTGAACAAAATGCAAGTAAAAATAAAGAAGCTTAGTCCAGACGCAGTTATTCCAAAATATGCAAAAGATGGTGATGCGGGTTTAGATTTAGTGGCAACATCAAAATTATCCAATACATCATTTCAGGTATCATACGGAACGGGTTTAGCTATGGAAATTCCAAAAGGATTTGTTGGATTAGTTTTCCCTCGCTCATCAATTAGAAATACCGAACTTACATTGAGTAATTCAGTAGGAGTAATTGATTCGGGATATAGAGGAGAACTACAAGCAACCTTTAATAAAACGAGAGGATTTGGTTCAATTGATTATAGTATTGGTGATAAAATTGCACAAATTATTATAATACCATATCCACCAATTGAGTTTCAAGAAGTAGAAGAATTAAATAACACCGAAAGAGGCAAAGGCGGATTCGGTTCAACTGGAAAATAATATGAGTTTTTTCGCAAACGAAAACAATAAAAAAGAACATAGCTTGTGGGTGGAGAAATACCGCCCACAAACTCTTGCTGACTATGTTGGTAATGAAACCATCAAAGAAACAATTCAGCAATATTTAGATGCAAATGATATACCACATTTATTGTTGTATGGAAAAGCGGGTACGGGTAAGACCACACTTGCTAAACTAATCGTAAACACAATCAAATGTGACTTTATGATTATCAACGCATCGGATGAAAACAATGTGGATACTGTAAGAACAAAAGTTAAAAACTTTGCATCATCGGTAGGTTTTGCAGGTTTCAAAGTAATCATCTTAGATGAGTTTGATTATATGACACCGGGAGCACAAGCGATTTTGAGAAATTTAATGGAAACATTCAGTAAACATTGTAGATTTATCTTAACCTGTAACTACATTGAGAAAATCATTGACCCTATCCAAAGTAGATGTCAATCTTTCGCAATTACACCTCCGACTAAAAAAGATGTAGCAGTTCAGGTAGCAAAGATATTAGATGCTGAAAAGATTAAGTATGAACCAAAGAATATGGCTGATGTGATTAATTCATATTATCCAGATATTAGAAGAATACTTAATACTTGTCAATTACAATCAGCAAAGGGTGAATTGAAAGTAGACCATAGAGTAATGGTTGAAGCAAACTTTGCAACTAAACTTATTGACTTATTAAAGGCAGACGATGATAAGAGAAATATGTTTATGAAAATTAGACAGGCAGTAGCTGACAATAGATTAAATGATTATTCGGAAATGTATACAATGTTATACGAAAAGGTAGATGAATACGCAAGTGGAAATGTGGCAAATACAATTTTAACTATTGCAGATGGTCTTTCAAAGGATGCATTGGTAGTAGATAAGGAGATTGTATTTATGTCTACAATTATACAAATATTAAACATTATAAAATAAACAAAATGGAACAAGGACAACAAATGAATCAATTACCACCAAATTTTAATCTAAACGATGCAAGGGATATGGATTGTGATTGTGGAGGAAAGATTTTCCTACCAGGTTATAGATTCAAAAAAATTAGTAGATTATTAACAGGTGCACCCAAGGATTCGGTTATGCCAGTTGAGTTATACATTTGTGCAGGTTGTGGTAAACCATTAAATGAATTATTACCACAAGAATTGCAAGAAACTACAATTATAAAATAATGGCAGTTAAAAAGTTATTTGACCATCTTAACGCAATAACCTCCGAACAAGACCCAAATTATTTTAATAAACTTTCAGAAGAAGATTTGAAATCATGGAGTAATTTTATGGTTAATCGTTTTCTTTCTATGAAACCGGAATGGGTAGAATTGGTTGCAACTCTACTTCCTTTAAGTCAAACTTTGTCTCCAAAGGAAATGTATAAGTTGTATATCAATATTATCCCAAAGGGTAAGTATTTTTTGAAATATGTTAAAGGTAAATCGGAAGATAAATACGAACAATTCATTGTAGACTTGTTAAAAAAAGAATACGATTGTTCGGAAAATCAAGCAATAGAATATTTGGAAGTTCTTTATTCTTCAAGAGAAGGTAGAGAATATTTGAAATATGTTAGTGAAAAATATGGTATAGATAAAAAGCAAATAACTAAACTAAAACTTAAGATATAATTTGGTAAATCCAATAATTTATCTTATATTAGAGTTATTATGGCAAGAGTATCATTTTCACAATATAGTATGTGGCATAACTGCCCACAACAATACAAATTAGCATACATAGATAAGTTAGGAGAAAGCTCCTCTAACATACATTCAATCTTTGGAACTGCAATGCACGAAACACTTCAAAACTATTTGGAGAAATGTTTAAGAATATCAAAGTCACAAGCTGACAAAATGATTGACTTACAAGAGTATCTAAAAGAAAGAATGAGAGATGCATATCTTAAAGAAACTGAAGGGGAAATAGGAAATACTACAATATGCACCAAAGAAGAAATGGTGGAGTTTTTAGAAGATGGAAATGTCTTATTAGATTGGTTTCAAAAACCCAAAAACTTTAACAAATTCTTTTCGTTAAAACACGATGAGTTGGTAGCAATTGAACAACCTATAAACACAAAGATTTCAGAGAATGTAAACTTTATGGGTTTCATAGATTTGGTTATTAGAGATACCTTTAATGGTAGGTATAGAATTATTGACTTTAAGACTTCTACAAGAGGTTGGAGTAAGTATCAAAAATCAGACCCAGTTAAAAGTGCACAAATCTTATTATACAAAAAGTTATATGCAGAATTACTAAACATTTCAGAAGATGTGATTGATGTTGAATTTATTATATTGAAAAGAAAAGTAGAAGTAAGAGAGGATATTCCAACACATAGAATTAGCAAACACATACCTGCAAATGGTAAGGTGTCAGTAAACAAAGCATGGAAAGGTTTTACGGACTTTGTAGAGAGTGTATTTGACAAAGATGGTAATTATAGAACTGATGTAGAATATCCAAAGAACGCAACTAAATTGTGTGAATGGTGTGAGTTTCATCAAAGAGGGATATGTGATAGAGGATTAAAAAATGTATTATAAAATTAAAAAATCAATAATTATTTATAAATAAAAAGTTATGGCAAAAAAGAAGATTCTGTTATTATCGGATGATTTAAGAATGGCAAGTGGTATTGCAAATGTTTCCAAGCAATTAGTAATGGGAACTGTTGATAAATATGATTGGGTACAATTAGGTGCGGCAATCAAACATCCAGAAGCTGGTAAGGTATTAGACCTAAACGAAGATGTTAGAGCTAGAACGGGTGTAGCAGATGCTAGTGTTAAAATTTATCCATCCGATGGGTATGGTAATCCAGACATTATCCGTCAATTATTAATGACTGAAAAACCTGACGCTATCTTACACTTCACTGACCCTAGATATTGGATTTGGTTATATGAAATGGAACACGAAATCCGTCAATCAGTACCTTTATTCTTTTATCATATATGGGATGATTTACCAGACCCAAAATACAATAGAGATTATTATGAAAGTTGTGATTGGATTGGATGTATTTCAAAACAAACTTATGGTATTACTAAAAGAGTTTGGAGTTGGGATAAAGAAAAACATTGGACTAAACCGGCTGATTGGCAAGTAAGTTATGTACCACATGGTATCAATTCCGATTTATATAAACCAATTGAAGTTCCACAAGAATTCAAAAAAGAAATATTTGGAGATAAGGAATATGAGTTTGTTCTTTATTGGAATAACAGAAACATTCGTAGAAAACAACCAATTGATGTTATTTTAGCATTTGATAAATTTGTAGAAGCATTAAGACCAGAGGAAAGAAGTAAAGTGTGTTTATTAATGCATACTCAACCTGTGGAAGAACATGGAACGGATTTACCAAGAACAATTGCAGAATGTTGTTCTCCGGAAACAAATGTAGTATTTGCACCAAATAGATATTCAGAAGAACAATTGAACTATCTTTATAATATGGGTGATGTAACAATCAATGTGGCATCAAACGAAGGATTTGGATTAGCAACTGCGGAAAGTGTAATGGCAGGGACACCAATCATAGTAACAGTTACAGGTGGTTTACAAGACCAATGTGGATTTAGAGAAAATGGTACAGGTAAATTACTTACTGCAGAAGATTATGTAGAAATTGGTTCTTTACATGATAGACATAAAAAAGCAGGTGTAGTTTGGGGAGATTGGGTTAAACCAATTTGGCCAGTTCGTTCATCAACAGGTTCGGTTCCTACTCCATACATTTTTGATGATAGAGTTGACTTTGAAGATATTACTCCATTGATTATGGATTGGTATAAAATGCCAAAAGAAGATAGAGATAAAGCTGCATTAAAAGGTAGAAAACATTTTATGGGTGAAGGATTATTAAGTAGAGAAGCAATGTGTAAAACATTGGTTGATGGTATGGAAGGAGCATTTGAAAATTGGAAACCAAAACAAAAATTTAAGTTAATAGAGTTATAGTATGAAACCAACATTAGTATTTCAAGCACCAGTAGCAACTAGAAGTGGATATGGTGACCACGCGAGAGATTTATTACATTCTCTTTATAAATTAGATAAATTTGAAATTAAAGTAATCAGCACTCGTTGGGGAACAACTCCAATGGATGCACTTAACTATGATAAACCATTTCATAAGTGGGTAGTGGATAGTATTATTCCAAAAATTGAACAAAAGCCTGACATCTATATTCAGGTTACCGTACCAAATGAATTTCAACCATTAGGACATTATAACATTGGTATTACTGCAGCAATTGAAACAACACATTCTCCATTAGATTGGGTACATGGTTGTAATAGAATGGATTTAATTATAGTCCCATCCGAACATTCAAAAAAGAGTTTGGTAGATACCGTATACAATGAAGCAAATCAACAAACAGGCCAATTAATAAAACAACATAGAATCCAAAAACCGGTAGAAATTTTATTTGAAGGATTTGATGAAATGGATTTTGGAACAGAGCATGTTGCACATATTACAGAATTAGATTCAATCAAAGAAGACTTTGCATTTCTATTTGTAGGACATTGGTTAAGAGGTGATTTAGGTGAAGATAGAAAGAATGTGGGAATGATGATTAAAACATTCGCAATGGCATTCAAAAACGAAAAGGTTAAACCTGCATTAGTTCTTAAAACTAGTTCAGCGGGATTTAGTGTAATGGATAGAGAAACTACTATTAAAAAAATTAAAGAGGTGTTGGGCAATGATTATAAAAAAGTTCCAATCTATCTTTTACATGGAGATTTAACTCCTGCAGAAATGAATGGATTATATGAACATCCAAAAGTAAAAGCAATGTTAAACTTTACAAAAGGTGAAGGATTTGGTAGACCTTTATTAGAATTCAGTTTGACAGGTAAACCAATTTTAGTAAGTAATTGGAGCGGCCATATTGATTTCTTAAAACAAGGTGCAGTATTATTGGAAGGTGAATTAAAACTGGTACACGAATCTGCAGCAGACCAATTTTTATTAAAAGAATCACAATGGTTTAATGTAAATATTTCAAAAGCATTACAATCTATAAAGGATGTTTATAAGAATTATGACAAATATAAAATAGAAGCATTTCAATTGGGAAAACATAATAAACAAAATTTTGGTTTAGAAAAAATGACTAAATTATTTGATACCATTTTAACACAATATGGTATTTATACTAAGATGCAACCCAAATTTCAACAGTTACAATTACCAAAATTAAAAATGTTAAATAAATAAAAATGATAAATAGAAATTACAATGCGAGATATCTATCTCATATCGTTTCTAAACAAAAAGTGCCATCCGTAACAATGGTCAAATCAACATTTTATCAAATATCTCAATATGAAAATGTTGATGGTATTAAGGAAACATATGGAACAATGGACGCACCACTCATATTTACATTATTTGTATCCAAATCAAAAGATATAGTACATTGTATAAAATTAAGTGCAATAAACCCATCGTTATTAAAAAGAGTATTACATAAACTTACAAACGATGCTACTCACGAAATTGAATTATCAGGAACAGCTAGAAAAACATATGAAACGGTTATTTCTAAATTTCCTACGGTTGTAGATGGTGCATATAGAACTTATAAATTATCAGGAATTGATAAAGCATTTGAACTGAATATGAATATTCCAGGATTTACATCAACAAGAGACCATATTGAAGGTATTAATGAAAGGTATCAAGTACAAAATAAATAAAAACAGTTATGACATCAAACGAATTTGTCCTTTGGTTAAAAGGATTCACAGAGGGAGTACACGAATTTAATATTACTCCAAAACAATGGGATATATTAAAAGAAAAGTTAGCAGAAGTAGAGGATAAAGTATTAATTCTTGAATCACCAAAATTTCCATTTGGAACACCAACGGGAACAACAATAACAACAACACCTGGTGTTAGTTCTATTACAATAACTAATCCACCATTTGGATTTGGAAGTACATCAACTGCTTATGGATATCCTAGTGGTTCTGCATGGAGTTATACAACATCCAACAAAAAAATATTTTAATGAAATTAAGTTACGCAATAACGGCTTGTAATGAAGTCGAAGAAACGATTAGATTAGTAGGACAATTATTAAATTATAAAGAGGAAAATTCAGAAATAGTAGTCCTTTTAGATTTACCAAAAGCTCCAATAGAATTAGTAGAGTATTTGGAATTGCAAGCAAACGCAGACCACATTACACTTATTGAATCCGAATTTAATAATGATTTTGCACAATGGAAAAATCTATTAAACTCACAATGTAAAGGTGAGTGGATATTTCAGTTAGATGCCGATGAATATTTAGAACCAGATTTGATTGTAAATATGGAATCTCTATTAGATACAAATACCGATAAGGATATGATTGTTGTTCCAAGAATCAATACAGTTGAAGGATTGACCGACACACATATTCAAAAATGGGGATGGAATGTAAACGAAAAAGGTTGGGTAAATTTCCCAGATGTTCAAACTCGTATTTATAAAAACTCTGACAAAATTGGTTGGATGAATAAAGTACATGAAAGAATTGTTGGCTTTGAATCATACACATCATTTCCAGCAGATGAAATATATTGTATTAGACATCCTAAAACAATTGAAAGACAAGAAAGACAAAATAATTACTACGACACTTTATAATGGTACACATATATTATCACATATATGCAATCGATGGTGTTGAATCTATAATAAATGAACAATTTTCTTTAATAGAAAAACATTTTGATTTTCCTTACACACTAAATATTGGAATTTCTATTGCGGGTGATAATAAACCAACATCGGAAATACTAAAAGTATTAGATAAATCAAAAGTACGTGATATCAGGTCGGGTGGTAACGAATTTGTTACATTGGATTTAATTTTCAATGATAAAGAAAAATTTGACGATTCCGATTATATTTTGTATATTCATACAAAGGGTGCCTCCAAACAAACCGACTCACAATATGAAAATATTATAAGTTGGAGACATCTTATGAATTATTTTAATATAGAATTAAATAAAAACGTATTTAATATTTTTGATAAAACTGAATATAACACATATGGTACATTATATGGACAAGCCGGCCCTTGGAAAATATATTCTGGTAATTTTTGGTGGATGAAAGCATCATACGCTAAAACAATAAATTTAGATGGTGTAAAAAGAAATAATAGATTTGCTGCAGAACATTCGTTTATTCAAATGGGGAAAAATTGGAAACCATATTCATCATATAATAGAGAAGGTGAAAATCATTATGAAATTTTATTCAAAAGAGAAGAATATGCAAAATAAAATAACATTTATATACGATTGCAAACCAAACGAAACATGGTCAACACCACTATCATTGTTAAATGAATTCAAAGAAAGAGGTTGGGAAACTGAAATAGTTCCAATACCAAATGGTGATGATTCCGCATTACAATTGTGGATTCAACAAGATACACCAACCGATGTTGTATTGTTTATGGATTGGGGTAGATTTGATTCTAAATGGTTGGATAAGAACTTAAAACCCAATTCATTTTGGATTCAGGAAAGTGGAGACGACCCACAAAACTTTGAAAGGAATTATCCAAAAGCAAATCGGTTTCATTACACAATTACACCTGACAAAGTATCAGCCGAAGAATATAAAATATGTGGTATTAATGCAGACTGGGTTCCACATTGGGCAGACACAATGGTTCAATTCCCAATGAATTTAGAACCAGAATATGTTGGAGTAACGAGTAGAGGTAGAGGTGGTTCTGAATTTTTAGACTATCTTACTCATTGGGCAGAAGGTGCAATTGGAAATCAAAATGGAATGAACGCAGAAGAACATACCGAATTTTTGAATAAAGGTTTAATGGTTATTCAAAATAGTAGATGGAAAGAAATTACTCGTAGAATATTTGAAGCAATGGCCTGTGGTAAAATGGTTTTAACCGATAACTTACCACCAGAAACAGGATTGAGAGATATGTTTATAGATGGTGAAGATATCGTTTATTATGATGAAATGTTTGATTGTATAGAAAAGATAAACTACTACAATGAAAATGAAGAAGAAAGAGAAAGAATTGCATATAATGGAATGGCAAAAGTTATAGCAAATTACACACAAATACAAGTAGTAGATAAATTAATACAAAAATTTGAATTATGGAAGAAATAAAAAAACTACCAATTAGTATAGGGATATTAGCATGGAACAGTGGACAAGTATTAGTAGATACGTTAACTACATATTACGAAAATGGTTTATTCGATATGATAAATGATGTGACTATCCTATTTCAGGAAGTAACACCACAAGATATGGAAATTGCAAGACATTTTGGATTAGATTTCATAGGTTTACAAAAGAATATCGGAATAGGTCAAGCATTTATTAGATTAACCGAAAATGCACAAACCGATAATGTTTTAGTATTAGAACATGATTGGAATTTAATAGAGAACGGAGAAATAACATATAAAAGATTGCAAGATGGTATTAAGTTATTAGATGGATGTGGTATGAATGCTGTTAGATATAGACATAGAGAACAACCAGGTAATCCACATTTTTCATTTAGACATAAAGGCAGTGAATTAACTTATTATGATGATGAAATTGGTTGTACCTCACCGCACTTATTGGATTCACTACATTGGTTAGACCCATCCGTTGAATTTCCAGATAAGATACAAAAATTAGGACAACATTTTATAACAACATCTCGTTGGGGTAATTGGACTAATAACCCAACAATGTATAAGAAAGATTTTTATTTAGAAACAGTTAGACAATTTGCAGGAGATGGAATTGCATTGGAAGGTAATATTAGTAAATGGTGGGCCGAACAAGAATTTGGTGTTGCACATGGTGAAGGGTTATTCAAACATAATGATTGGCAAAAATACGGAAAATAATGACAAAATTAATTATCTTTGACTTAGATGGTGTACTAGTTGAAGCAAAACAAATACACTACGATACATTAAATCAAGCTCTAAAAGAAATTGATGATAAGTATGTAATTACCGAAGCTGAACATCTTTCAATATATGATGGATTAAAGACAACTCAAAAATTAGAACTACTTACAAAAAATAAAGGATTGCACCCAGAATTCTATGATGATATTTGGTATAGAAAGCAACACCTAACGATAGAAGCTATTTCACAATTACAACCCGATTTAGAAAAGATTGAATTGTTTAAGGAATTGAGAGATATGGGGTATAAGTTAGCATGTGCTTCAAACTCAATTAGAAGGTCAGTATTGGTTATGTTGGCTAAGATAGGTATAATTGAGTATATGGATTTAATCATCTCTAATGAGGATGTAAAGAACTCTAAACCGCATCCTGAAATGTATTGGAAGTCTATGAGTATGATGGGTGTATTACCTGAAGAAACTTTAATCGTAGAGGACTCACCACACGGACTTTTGGCAGCAAGTAGAAGTAGAGCAAATGTTTTGAGAGTCGATTCTCCAAAAGATTTGGTAATATCAAAAATTATTCGTAAATTAGATGAAACACAAAATACTATGAATATACCAAAATGGCAAGGTGGTAAGATGAATGTACTTATCCCAATGGCAGGAGCTGGAAGCCGATTTGCAACAGCAGGTTACACATTCCCCAAACCTCTAATTGATGTGGAAGGAAAACCAATGATACAAGTTGTAGTTGACAATCTTAATATAGATGCAATATTTATCTATGTAGTTCAAAAAGAACATAGAGCAAAATATAATTTAGATACATTACTTAACTTAATCACTCCAAATTGTAAGATTGTGGAAGTAGATGGTATTACGGAAGGTGCTGCGTGTACTACTTTGTTAGCAAAAGAATACATTGACAACGACCAACCATTAGTTATGGCAAACTCTGACCAATTTGTAGAGTGGGATAGTAATGAGTTTATGTATAAGATGATTGAACAAAAAGTAGATGGTGGTATTTTAACATTCAAAGCAACACACCCAAAATGGTCATTCGCTAAAGTAGATGAATATGGTTATGTAACGGAAGTAGCAGAGAAGAATCCGATTTCAGATATCGCAACTGTTGGTGTTTACTATTGGGCTAAAGGTTCAGACTATGTAAAATACGCAGAACAAATGATTGAAAAGAATATCAGAACCAATAATGAGTTTTATACTTGTCCAACTTTCAATGAAGCAATTGGAGATGGTAAAAAAATTAAAACATTCAACATTGATAAGATGTGGGGATTGGGTACACCAGAAGATTTGAACTATTATTTAGAAAATAAGAAATGATACTAATATCACATAGAGGAAACACAAACGGAAAATTTGAATCATACGAAAACGAACCCAATTATATTGATAAGGCAATTGGTGAAGGATTTGATGTTGAAATAGATGTATGGATGGTAGAAGGTCAATTATTTTTAGGACATGATATTCCACAATATGGTGTTTCACAACATTGGTTTAGTGAAAGATTACAACATTTATGGATACATTGTAAAAATATAGAAGCTGTGGAATGGTTTAATATGCTTAATAGTTATCATTATTTTTGGCATGAAGGAGACACATTGACACTTACGTCAATGAATGTAGTTTGGGCATATCCTGGCAAACAACCAATTAAAGGAAGTATTGCGGTTATGCCTGAAATTTATAATGATAATTTGGATAATTGTATTGGAATTTGTTCAGATTATATAAATGATTATAAATGAAAGTAGCATTATTATTAACGGGATTACCTAGAAAAGTAGAAGAAGGGTATGAAAATTATTGGAAACATATAATTGAAAATTATGATACCGATGTATATTTACACTTTTGGGAAGATGAAGAATATGAGAAAGTATTAGAAATTTATAATCCAAAAAAGTTTATAAAAGAAATTCCATTCAAATTCACCGAATATCGTTATGGTGTGGTATCACCAAATGATGATATGTCCAGACCATTGGAACAATATGATGTTGCTGGAAATTTTAGAGCATTACCTATGTTTTATAGTTGGCAAACTGGATATAATTTGATTGAAGGTGATTATGAATGTATTATTAGAAGTAGATATGATGTAGGTACAATCAATCCAATTAAATTAGAAAATTTAGACTTAACAAAAGTAAATACATCAGGTATTCATTGGCCAGGAAAACCTATTTTTGATGATAACCTATGTATAACAAATCAATCAAATTCTTATAAAATATTCAAAAACATATTTAATGAATTTGTTGCACATATAAAATCAACAGGAATTATAAATTTTGCAGAAAAAAATTTTACGGAAATATTAGAAAGAAAAGGTTTATTTAATGATACAGTCAAAACAAATGAATTACCTTTTCAATTATTAAGAGAAAATAAATTATGGTATTAATATGAAAAAAATAAACACACCGATTCAACTATTCAAAGTACATATGAATCCCAACGCTAAAATAGAAGTTGGTAAAATATTAGATAGTGGTTATATTGGACAAGGCCCAAAAGTAGATGAGTTTGAAGAAAAATTAAATGAATATTTCAATTCGGATAGAGTAGTAACATTGAATTCGGGAACATCAGGATTACATTTGGCATTACATTTATTAAAAAAATCATCTAATTCTGTAACAGCAGATGGTTATTCGGTTATTGAAAGGAATTGGCCGGGTCTTAAAGATGGTGACGAAGTTCTTGCAACCGCATTAACTTGTACCGCATCAAACTGGCCCATACTTGCAAACGGATTAAAAATCAAATGGGTTGATATTGATGAGAAAACTCTTAATATGGATTTGGATGATTTAGAAAGAAAAATCACACCAAAAACAAAAGCAATCATTGCGGTACATTGGGGAGGATATCCTTTGGATTTAGATAGATTGAAAAAGATACAAGATAAGTCATTTGAATTGTATGGATTTAGACCTGCAATTATTGAAGATGGTGCACATTCATTCGGTTCGGAATATAAAGGAAAGAAGTTAGGTAATCATGGTAATATGGTTATGTATTCCTTACAGGCAATTAAACACATTACGGCAATAGATGGTGGATTATTGATATTACCACATCAGGAATTATATAATAGAGCAAAACTAATTCGTTGGTATGGTATTGATAGAGGTGGTAATAGAAAAGATTTTCGTTGTGAAGCAGATATTGTTGAGTGGGGTTTCAAATTCCATATGAACGATGTATGTGCGACTGTGGGTATGGAGAACCTAAAAGATGCTGAAACCATTATTGGCAAACATAGAGCAAATGCTAAATTCTATGATGAAAATTTGAAAGGTGTAAATGGTGTAACCTTATTACAAAGAAAACCAGACCACAATTCGGCATTTTGGATTTATAGTTTATTAATTGAAAATAGAGATGGATTCTACAAACATATGAAAGATTGTGGAATTGTAGTATCACAGGTACATGAAAGAAACGATAAACATACCGCAGTAAAAGAATTCAGAAGTCCTTTACCAACATTAGATAGAGTATTACCAAAAGTAGTTTCTATACCAGTGGGTTGGTGGATAACCGATGAAGAAAGACAATATATTGTTGATTGTATCAAAAAAGGATGGTAATGATATTACGCAGATTGAATGAATTGGATTTACCATTCTTATTGGAAGTTAGAAATGATATAACAACAAGAGTGAATTTAGAAAATGATTCGGTATTTACATTAGAAGGTTGTATTGAATGGTTTACTAAAACAAATCCAATTTGGTATATAATTGAAATAAATCATGAGCCCGTTGGATATATTAGAACAACCGGTGATATAGTTGGTATGGACATTCATCCAAAACATAGGAGAATGGGGTATGCAAGGGAAGCTTATAAACTTTATTTGAAAGATAAAAATTACGCATCACTTTGGGTATTTGTTGATAATTTTGCTAAAAATCTTTATACTGAATTAGGATTTGTCGAAAATGGAAATTCTAAAATAATCAGAGATAGAGAATACATAGAAATGATTTATGAAAATAGGAATTAATTTAGTAGGTGTTTCATATAATGATGGAACAATTGGTAGATATAGAAATTTTGAAGATGCGCTTGATGGATTTATGTCAAATATTATTAATCCACTAAAAGAAGAAGGACATGAAATTTCTTTTTATATTTTTACATACGATAGTACTAAAAAAGATAAAATAATAGAAGCATATTCACCGGTAGTAAAATCAGAATTTATGCATCCAAATTATAATGGATATGGTGGTGGTGACAAATTACCCAATGGAATAAAAATGATTTCAGCTGCATATATCAGTAGTTTGAGACAATTATTAAAATCCAATTTGGATTTAATAATATCAACCAGATTTGATATTAACTTTTTTAAGAACCCTTTTAAGGAATATCAATATGATTTTACTAAATGTAACTTTTTATGGAGAGAACCGGAATTTACCAATTTACCAATTGTGAATGATACATTTATAGTATTTCCACATTCTATGACCCAAAATCTAATAGATGCAATTGTAGAAATGGAAACAAACCCACCCCATGGTGTTGGTATTGCAATGCATAATTTATATTTACCAATGGTTAATCAAGTTGGTGAAGATAAAGTTCAATGGGTATGCGATGACTTTATAAATGCAATTAATAATGATTTATATAAATTAATGAGAGATGAGTAAATTAATAAGTGGGTATTTATGGGCATGGACAAATCACGAAGCAGGCACAAAATCGGTAAATAGTTTAAGAAAATTTTATCCAAATTCGGATATTTTTATAAATGTTGATTTTGAAGGTGATACAAAAAATTACCAAAAAATTTGCAAAAAAATTAATGCAACTTATAGTGTAAATAATTTTCAATTGGGATATTGTGGAAATTTTACTGGTAAAAATGTTGGTTATGATTGCTGGCCTAAAGAAAATACATTTGAATGGGTAAGGGGGATATATACCGCATGTTTGCAAACCGATTCAAAGTACATGATATTATTGGAAGAAGATGATTTTTTATTGAAAGAGTCATCCATTCTTAAACAAGATTTTTCAATGGCAATACATCCAACTGTACCATCTCCAACCGGATGGTATAGACCAAACAATATTCCCAACGAATATATTATGTATATAAATGATATGGGTGGAAATCCAATATCACCTGGATACGCAGCTGGTGGTGGAACAATTTTTAATAGAGAAAAATTTATTAAAGCATGGGAAACTCATAAAGATTCACTATGGAATGATTATGATTATTTAGCAAGTGTTAATAAAATCATTGGTTGGGCGGATTATATTTTACAATTTATTATGCAATTAGATGGATGTGAAATAATTCAAAACGATAAATTAGCAGAACATTGGGAAGTAGGTGATAAATGGAATCAATTTGAAATTATCACAGGTATGAAAGATAAAGAAATAATAAAATCGTTATAATGAAATACACAATAGTAGGCTGTATAACCAAATACGGAGTAGATGATATCAAGCCATATGTTGAATCGATTGAACAAAGTGGATTCAAAGGTGAGAAGCTAATGTTGGTATATGAGGTATCACAGGAGGTTATTCAGTATTTAGATAAGAAAGGTTGGTTAATTGCTCAATCAGAATTACAGGAACATATCATTTTACAAAGATTCAGAGATATATACGCTTTATTACAAGAATACAAAACCGATGTAATAATTTGGACAGATGTAAAAGATGTTATATTTCAAAAAGACCCAACGGAATGGTTAAACAAATGGATGAGAAGAGATATACTCGCATTTAGTGAATGTATCAAACTAAAGGATGACCCTTGGGCATGTGTAAATAGTGGAACGACATTTCCTATGGAGTGGGAGTTTGGAATGAAAGAACAAATCAGTTATTGTGCCGGAACTATTGTTGGTAAAAGAGAAGCAATCAGAGATTTATTTATTGACATTTATAGATGGAGTAAAACAACTGCAAACCCAGAACAACTTTCCGACCAAGCTGCATTTAATGTTTTATTGAGATTAGACCATTACAAACATAGTGTAGAGTTTATAGACCAAGAGGGAGGATTTGCAACTCAATTGGGAACGGTATGGGTTAATAAAGATAAATTACCAATAACCGAACCAACTCCTATTTATAATGATGGAAAATTATATAATCAAAAAGGTGAAGAGTTTACAATAGTCCATCAATACGATAGAGACCCACAAATTAAAAAAGAAATTTATGAAAGGTATAATTAGCATATTTGTACTTCCACAAGAATTGGAAGATTTGGCATTGACGTTGGAAAGATTAAAAAGAAATTCAGTATATTTGGATGGGTCGGTTCAATATAAGATAGATATAACAATGAGTTTATCCGATGAATTGACCAATTGGGAAAATTCAAAATTACCAAAAGAATATATTAAAGAAAGAACGATTGAATTGGTTGAAAAATATTTAGATTGGTGTTTGTGGGATTTGAATTGGGATAATCCAAATATATTGGGGTGTGTATCACAAAGAAGAATGAGCTTGAAAAATAATCAAGATGCAGATTTCTTTATTTGGTTAGATTGTGATATCGTATTCAAAGATACTACATTATACTATATTACATCAGCCTACCAAATGGCAAAGGAAACTGGTTTAGAAAATATTATAGTAACCCCACAATTTGTTAAACAATGGGATAATACATGGGATGTTGTGGTTAATAAAAACTTTTGGAATAACCAAATCAATTATCATTTGAATTCAAACATATATTTTGATTCATTACCACAATTGGAAGAAATAGAGGTCAAAGAAATTCCATCATTTAAGTTTGCAGGTGGATGGTTCACTTTGATATCAAAATCATTACTTAATGAGGTTGGTATCCCTGAATCATTTGGACATTATGGCTTAGAAGATACATTTGTTATGGCTTGTAGTTTTATGATGAGACAAAAAGGAAAATTGGTTTCACAATTTATATTGGAAAATCTAATAGTTGGTGAAAATCACAAAAATAAAACAAACCAAACTATTAAAAAATATATTTCAGCAAAAGATAGGAAAGAAGAATTCAAAAAAATAGCACATTCTAATTGGGAAACGGAAATTTCACTATTTAATAATAAAATTTAATATTTATATCCGTATACAAATATAAAATATGAAATTTGAAATAACACATCCAAAAATTTGGAAAGCAGTAAATGAAAAAAACATTCCAATGAAACATAAGATTCAAATCTATGAAAAATTAGGTGGAGCATATCGTTTAGGTGAGGATGGTGGAGAACAGGTCTATAATAAAATGACCGAATTACTTAAAAGTAGATTAAATGAAGGTCCTGAAACACAAGACCACGAAGTATCTATGGCAGGTGGTCAATTGGATGATATTATTAGAAACGCAACCGAATTAAAAGGTAAAGTAGGTCAAGAAGAAATAAATTTACCAGGTTGGATTCAAGACCACATTTCACAGGCAATGAATTTTATTAACCAAGCCAACACAGGCTTTCATAAATTAGGAGAAAAGTAATGGAAAATATGTATTCAGTAATAATTACGGCAATAACCGTATTAGGTGGCACAGGAGCTTGGAGATACTACGAAAAGAGAGCACTACATAAAGATAGAGATGATGAATTTATCAGACACGATTGTAAAGACCGTATCTCTAAATTAGAAACATTATTAGAATTAGCATCAAAAGAAAAAGATGACCTTCGTATGATGGTGTTAAACCTTACAAAAGAAGTAGCAGCATTGAGTGTTAAAGTTGAATTTCTTACAAAAGAAAACGATAAATTAGAAAAGGCAATACCAAAGAATAAGAAACAATTAAATGGTTAATTTACTTAAAGAATTTTTCTTCGGCCAACGATTTGCAAAATTAGGAAATCGTAATATTGAATTGGGTAAAGTTTACGGAAACCCAATGGCAAACGCATTTACACCATTACAAGAGGAAGAAACTAAAAAATTAAGAGTATTTGATTTTGACGATACATTGGTTAAAACGAAATCTCACATATACATAACACATGGTGACGGAAAAAAATCAAAATTAACTCCTGGTGAATATGCAGTATATGAACCAAAAGATGGAGACAACTATGATTTTTCAGATTTTGAACAAGTTAAACAACCACAAGAAATTAAAGGTGTTACTAAATTATTAAAAACAGTTGCAAATGCAGAAGGTGAAAGAAAAGTAGTAATATTAACTGCTAGAAGTGCATACAAACCTGTTAAGGATTATTTACATGATATTGGATTAGAAGGAATATATGTAGTTGCGTTGGCATCAAATGACCCACAACATAAAGCAGATTGGATTGAAGATAAAATTAAACAAGGATATGGAGATGTATTTTTTATAGATGATTCTCATAAAAACATTACTGCGGTAAACAAACTTAAAGAAAAATATCCTAATATCAAAATGAAGGTTAGTCATGTCAAACACGATATACCTGCACCACCAAAACAATCTGACATGAAATCCCAAAAAGATAAGGAAGTAACTAAACGAGTTGAACCTAAAAAAGATGATATGAGTTTGAAATCGTTGTTACCAAAGGATTTAGATAAAAAGGTAAAGAATCCAGAAACGGGTAAAATGATTAAGATTAAAACGGCATTAGGATACGATAAAACTAAACCAGCATATAAAGCAGCACAATTCGCATTAAAAAATAAATAGTTATGATATACCTTTTCACAGGTCAACCGGGAAGTGGTAAAACTACTTTAGGTAAAAAGTTACAAATGTGGTTACAAACGGATAAAAAGAATTGGAGAAAATCTGTATTTCATATTGACGGAGACCAATTAAGAGAATTATTTCCAAACAAAGACTATTCAAAAGAAGGTAGATATGCGAATATTAACAAAGCATTTGATATAGCAAAGTTTTTAGACGCATCAGGGAACGATGTCGTAATATCGTTAGTAAGTCCTTATAAAGAATTAAGAGACAAATTTAAGTCTCAATGCAAGGTACAAGAGATATATTGTCATACAAAGAAAATTAGAGGTAGAGAAGATAAGTTTGCATTAGATTACGAACCACCTACCGAATTTTATGTAGATTTAGATACATCGGATGGTGTGGATAATACTTTCAATAAATTACTAAAAATAATTATTTGATATACTTATTAGTATAATTAAATAGTTATTAGTATGGAAAATGAAAACCAAGAAGTAGAAGGGTTTTTCCCAAATTTAGAAAATAGTAGAACTACAAAAAGAGGATTGGGAGCAAGACCTTTAATGGAATCCCAAATCAAAGCAGCACAAGAAAAATCACGTTCGGCATTTGAAGCCGCAAGAACATTAGGTGTATCTTATAACACATATAAGAAATACGCAAAGATGTATGGTGTTTTTGACGACCTTAAAAATCCATATGGTATTGGTATTGAAAAAGCCAAAGGTATTAAAAACAAAAAATATCACATTGATGATATAATTGATGGTAAACACTTACATTACCCATTACATAAATTCAAAAATAAATTATTTGCTAGTGGATATATTCCAAAAATTTGTAGTAGTTGTGGATTTAGTGAAGAAAGAATTACGGATAGTAAAATGCCATTATTAATTGACTTTCTTGATGGAAATTTGAATAATAGAAAATTAGACAATATTAGAGCATTATGTTATAATTGCTTTTTCTTATTAGTAGGTGAACGAAATGTAAAAAATTGGTACGCAGAAAACGGTGGACAAATCACAGAAGCTGAAGAAATATTATTAAACAACCAAAATATAGAAACAAATGAGTAAGGAAAGAAAGTATCTCCCTACATTGGCGGAGTTAATTGACAGATTGAGTATTTCACAATTAAAAGAAGTATTCATTACCGAACACAAAGAAGAGTATGCACAAGAAATTGCAGATATTGTAAATGACATTCAAATTTGTATTGAAAGTGGAACTGAGGCTGTTACGGCTGAAACCATTAGAGCTATTGTAGTTCTTTCACAAATGAACTTACACATTTGGCATAATGAATCAAATGTAAGAGCAGGGAAATCCGGCCCATCGGCATTAGTATTGACGCATGGTTTGAATGGTATTAGAAATACTGCAAAGAATAAAATACAAGAAGTGGTGGGTGGTAGAAAAGATTATAAAATTGATTGTTTAGCATCCGAATTTAAGGATTGGGAAATTAGTTGGTAATTTCAAATATTTATCGTATATTTATATATGACCAAAATCATAAATCATGGCATATAGTGAAAAAGTAATTGACCATTACCAAAACCCAAAAAATGTAGGAACTTTGGATAAATCAAAATCCAACGTAGGTACAGG